TATGACGAGGCGCAAATTGCTGCACACAAACTGATCCCGAGCCCTGCGGCCTGATCGGACTATTGCGGGGGGTGGGTCCGGATGCTGCAACCAAGCTTGGATTCGTCGCCCTAGCTCAATTTCTTGTGTCTGGGTCAGCAGTGGATATCTCGCCGCAGTCTTTACAAAATCGCTGATTTCGGTCAATGGTCACTAGCCTTGACGCACAAGCTAACCTGGGATGGGATATTCTGTCAAATGCCGAGCATTCTAGACGCAGCCCCTAAGGGCTTAATTCTGGTTAATTCGGAATGCGGCGGTATGTCGGCTGGCGAAGTGCTGGATCGCCTCAATTCCACACTCCTGCCACATCAAGCTGCATTCTGCGAAGACCAAGAGCACAGGATTTTAGGCCTTGTCTCAGGATTTGGTGCTGGTAAGACATACGGCCTCTGTGCCAAGGCTATTAATATTGCGGCTTCAAATGTTGGTTTTGTGTCGGCTCTATTCGAGCCGGTTGCCCCAATGCTGCGGGACATCTTAGTCCGGTCTATGGACGACATGCTCGAAGCGATTGGTCTGCCCTATACCTTCAGAGTGTCACCTTTGCCAGAGTATGTACTCAGATTCAAAGAGGGCGATCATACTATCCTGCTGAGAACCATGGAGACATGGAACCGGATTCGAGGGCAGAACCTTTGTGCCGTAGGATTTGACGAGTGTGACACCACCAATAAGCGCACAGCAGAGCAGGCATCCCGCATGGCGTTGGCTCGATTGAGATCGGGCAACATGCAGCAGTTCTACATAGCGACCACACCAGAAGGTTTTGGCTGGGCGTGGGAAACGTTTGAGCGCAACCCGGCACCGGATAAACGCTTAATCCGTGCTCGCACTGCTGACAATCCTTACCTGCCGGATGGCTTCATTGATTCTCTCTTAGCCAATTATCCAGAAAGATTGATTAAGGCTTATCTTGATGGGCAATTTGTCAATCTTGCTACAGGGCAGGTCTACGATCGCTTCGACCGAGCGAAACACGTTATTACGGAAATCCCCAACGTTGAAGATGAGCCTCTACGCGTGGGGGTTGATTTCAACATCCAAAACATGTCTGCCATTATCGCTGTGCGCCTTGGCAATCAATTGTTAGTCATCGACGAGGTGGCAGGTGCGCATGACACAGATGCATTGGCTCAAGAAATACGAAGACGTTTTCCCGACCGTCGCATCTATGCCTACCCTGATGCATCAGGCGGTAACCGCAGCACGAATGCCAGCCAGACTGACATACAGATCCTGGAGGGGTATGGATTTACCAATCAATCACCTAGGTCAAATCCTCCCATTCGCGATAGGGTGGCTGCTCTTCAGGCTTTGCTGGAGAATGGGAAAGGAGAAATAAGGCTGCAGATTGCGGCCAACTGCAAGCGCACGATCGAATGCCTAGAGCTTCAGTCCTACACGGAAAAAGGCGATCCGGACAAAGATTCTGGATATGACCACATGAATGACGGCCTTGGTTACTTAGTGTGGCGCGAATTTAATCCTCTTTATGCGCGTGCTGGTCGAGGCACTGGCATTAGGCTTTACTAAACTGAAGGGATTAGGCGGGGTTTTAACGTGTACTCAGGTTTTTCGGGCGGCAGGCAGCGGGTTGGCAGCGTTACTCGCGTCAATGACCCGAACACAGCTTGGGTAAATCAGGAGCCTCATTGGGAGCTGATTGAAGCTCTTTTGCAGGGCACTTACGGCATCAGAAAGAAGCATCGAAAATACTTGCCGCAAGAGCCTAGAGAGCTTGACGAGTCTTATGACAACAGGTTGATGCGTTCAACGTTGGCCCCGTATTACGTCAGACTTGAGCGGATGTTGGCAGGCATGTTGACCCGTAAGCCCGTCAGGTTGACAGACGTGAGCGACCTGATCACAGAGCAGCTCTTTAACGTTGACCTTCAGGGAAACGATCTAAACGTCTGGACCTACGACACAGCCAGGAAGTGCATCAGATATGGACACGTTGGAGTTCTTGTTGATGCCCCACAAGCAGGCTCAAACGGTCGGCCTTATTGGGTGACGTACACGCCTAGAGACATTCTTGGATGGCGCACAGAATTAAGCGATGGGCAGCAGAAACTAACTCAGCTTCGCTTAATAGAAAGAACCGTTGTTGCTGATGGAGACTACGGCGAGAAAGAGGTCGAACAGGTTCGTGTTTTAACTCCAGGCGCATTTGAGATCCATCAGAAAGACGACAAAGGAGATTTCCGCGTCATTGATGAAGGCACAACCAGCCTTGATGAGATCCCGTTTTCTGTTGCTTATTCCAACCGCGTCAATGTGATGGAGTCACGGCCACCAATGGCCGACATCGCAGAGCTAAACCTGAAGGCGTATCAGGTTCAGTCTGATCTTGATAATCAGCTGCATCTTTCAGCTGTTCCTTTGCTCGCGTTTTACGGGTTCCCGCAATCCTCGGAAGAGGTAAGCGCCGGACCAGGCGAAGCGATTGCGTTCCCTGCCGAAGGACGAGCTGAATACATTGAGCCAAGCGGCAGGAGCTACGAGGCGCAGTTCCAAAGGCTTGAGCAGATCGCAATGCAGATTAACGAGTTAGGACTTGCCGCTGTTTTAGGGCAGAAGCTCTCAGCCGAAACAGCCGAGGCCAAGCGCATCGACCGCAGCCAAGGCGACTCCACAATGATGGTCATCGCTCAGCAGATGCAGGACATGATCGACAACTGCCTGCAATTCCATGCGGCCTATCTGCAAGAGCCTCAAGCTGGCAGCAGCTTTGTCAACCGTGACTTCTTGGCTGCACGTTTGGAGCCAACAGAGATTCAATCACTGTTGCAGCTCTACACGGCAGGGACCATCACTCAAAATACGTTGCTAAACCAGCTAGAAGCTGGCGAGGTTCTTGGCGATGAATTCGACGTTGAGGAAGAGCTAGAGGCCACACAGGCTGGCGGCTTGATTGAGATGGATCAGCCAACGTCACCTGCCAACCCTGTAATACCTGAAGAGTCAGCCGAGCCCGAAGATCAACCTGAAATCTCTAGCTAATGTTTTGGAACAGACCCGCACGAAAACAGCCAGAGCCTGAGCCTGAATCAAGGCAACAGGTTCTTTACTACGCGCAAACGCCACTAGAGGGCGATCTATTCGCTGTCATCCGCGTGACTTGGCACGAAAAGGGAATGCCGATTGGTGTTGTTGAGTCGCAGTTAAGAGAAGACGACGAAGACGCTATTCCTGAGTTTGGTCAGCTTGTAGGGGAAGCTTTAAGAGGTGGCGCAGACGTTTCAATCATTTGCGCCGAACCTCCTGAAGCTGTAGGAATTGATCAATCATGACAACGCCAGCGGAGCTGTATCGGAATGCCATCGATCTCAACCGCTTTAGCAACAGTGTGGCGAAGCGAATTGCCATTACATATAACGATCTTATTCTGGATGCTGTTAATCAGCTACGTGGGATTGATGAGCTTGCAGCGCCTGTCAAGGCTGCACGGCTTCGGGCCATTCTCGCGCAACTGAAAGGGTCACTTGATAGCTGGGCAGAAACCAGCACGCTATTCGCGGTTGAAGAACTGCAAGGGCTAGCCGTATTACAAAGCGAGTTTGTGACCAGTGAGCTGGCTAAGGCATTGCCTGTTGAGCTGGCGAATCAGATTAGAAGCGTGCAAATCAGCCCGCAGTTTGCGCAAGCGGTAGCCACTATTGACCCAACCGCCTTAAATGTTGTTGCGCTAAGTGACGACCTCCAAGCTGCGGTAACTGGAGCACCTGCAACTTTTCAGCTAACAGCAACACAGGGTTCTGTCATCACGCTACCTAACGGCAAAGTGTTGGATAAGTCGTTTCGGGGATTAGCAGAATCTCAAGCTGACCTTTTTGCCAAGACTGTGCGGAATGGCCTACTAACCGGCGAATCAACGGACAAACTGGCGCGTCGTTTAAAGGGTCGTTTGCAATTTGGAGACCTTGGCCCCTTGTCTGTAAGACAATTGGCTCAGGCCGGTGGCGAATTGACAGCCATAGCTAATCATCAGATCAACGCTTTAGTCCGCACAAGCATCAATCAAGTGGCTAACGCTTCAAGCCAGCAAGTCTACGAAGCCAATCAAGACGTGACCAAGAAATACAAGTATGTGGCCACGTTAGATAGCAGAACTTCGGCTATTTGCCGGTCGTTAGATGGCCAAGAATTCTTTTATGGCGAAGGACCAGTTCCGCCGCAGCACTTCAACTGCAGATCAACGACTGTACCGATTATTGACTATGAGGGTTTGGGTTTTGATCCGCCACCGCCAAGCAAGCGCAGCAGCCGCAATGGGTTGGTGCCATCAGATCAAACCTATGGGCAATGGCTTGAGAATCAATCCAAGGCCGTAAAGGATGACGTGCTTGGCGCATCAAAGGTTCCTTATTTTGAAAGCCTTGCCAAGAAGTATGGCCCAACCCAAGCAATCAGGAAATTCGTCTCGCAAGACGGATCAGAGCTAACCTTGGAGCAGCTAAAAGGGCTTTATTCCGATGTCAAACCTGCACAGTAAGTTCAAGCTCACGGTTCAGGAGGAAGCGTCACCAGCGTCTTGTCCTCCTAAGAAACCTGCAAAAGCTAAGGCTGACAAAAAGCAAGCAAAAGAGGAAAGCTGATGCCCGGCAAGAATTACGGCCCTAAAAAACCTCAGATGGCAGCGCCTAAGAAGAAAAAGAAAGGAGGCAAGAAAACAAAGTAAGCTAATAAAGCAATTTAGCCTGTGGCTAATTCATGTCCGAAGAACAAACTGCTCCTGTGGAGCAATCTGTTGACACCAGCAAACTAGAAGCAGAACTCGAAGCAATGAGGCGTAAAAACGCTGAATTGATTGATGAGTACAAAAAAGCAAAAGCTCAAGCCAAAGCCATTCCAGAGGGCGTTGATGTTCAAGAGCTATTGGACTTCAAGCAAAAGGCGGTTCAAGCGGATCTGGAACAACAAGGCAAATACGGAGAGGCTCGCCAAGCTTTGGAGCAGCAGTTCCGTGAGGCGTCGGCGGAAAAAGACAAGCGCATCTCAGAGTTAGAAGCTCGTGTGAGAGAGCTTGAACTGATTACGCCTGCGATTAGTGCCCTTGCTGACGTTGTTCACGATCCTGATTTGATCCTAAAAACCAAGCTCACCAGTGATCAGATTGAGCGTGATTCTGACGGCACAGTTGTTGTCGTTGACGGTTACCAGCGCACGCCTGTTAGTGAATGGGCCAAGACTTTGCCTTCGTGGATGCAAAAGCAACCCAAGCCACAAGGCAGCGGCGCTCCTGCTGGCCGCACTTCTGGAGAATCAGTCATTGGAATCAAAAATCCATTTGTGGCTGAATCTTTCAATCTCACAGAACAGTCACGCTTGTTCAAAACCGATCGTGATTTGTACGAAAGGTTGAAAACAGCGGCTAACCGTTAGCATGTGAGCTAATGGCAAGGCTGTGCTGAGCCGTTGGGCTGTGCCCACACCGTAAACATTCTCTTTTTTGACAGATGGCAACTCTAAGGAGTGACATCATCATCCCTGAGGTATTTACGCCTTACGTCATTGAGCAAACAACTCAGCGTGATGCCTTCTTGGCTAGCGGTGTGGTGCAGCCAATGGCGGAGCTAAATGCAGCAGAAGGTGGTGGTGATTTTATCAACGTACCTTTTTACAAAGCAAACCTGAGCGGTGACTTTGAAGTTCTGTCCGACAGCTCTTCACTGACTCCAGGCAAGATCACAGCTGATAAGCAAGTTGGCGTGGTTCTGCATCGTGGTCGCGCTTTTGAGTCTCGTGACCTTGCAGCTCTTGCTGCTGGTTCTGACCCCATGGCCGCTATCGGTGCCAAAATTGCTGATTACATTGCCAACCAACGCCAGAAAGATCTCCTTTCCTGCTTGGCTGGTGTTTTCGGCACTGTTCACACAACCAGCTCATCCGCTGCGTTCTTCCCTCTCACCATTGATGGTGAATCAGGAGATACGCCCACAGCTTTGAGCCCTCGCCACGTTGCAGAAGCCAAGGCTCTGCTTGGTGATCAAGGCGAAAAGTTAACAGCCATTTGTATGCACAGCAAGGTTTATTACGACCTTGTTGAGCGTCGCGCTGTTGATTACGTCTTGGCGACTGACTCCAACGGCGGCAGTGCTACTGCTTCCGGCGGTTCGATTGCTCAAGCCTTTGGAAGCCCTACCGTTCCGACCTTCATGGGTCTGCGCGTGATCGTTTCTGATGACGTAAACACCAACGGCACTGGCGCTTCTACTGAATACGCCACCTACTTCTTCACTGAAGGGGCTATTGGTTCAGGCGAACAGCTCGGACTTCAGACTGAAACTGACCGGGACATCCTGGCCAAGTCTGACGCTATGTCAATTGACCTTCACTACGTCTACCACCCAATCGGTGCAAAGTGGGCAGTGACCGACGCGAACCCAACACGGGCTCAACTCCAAA